TTTTTTGCTACATAAATCATTTTCTGTATCTCGGGCGTTTTTCAGTGTATTTGCGAAACTCATTCGTAAGCTTTTGCTGTCGCTTAACCGCAGCTGCCTTTGCTTTCTTTCGTTTCTCGGTGGGTTTTTCGTAGTGTTGAAGTTCTCTTATTCTATCTTTAAAGCCATCGTTTTCCATCTTACGACGAAGTATTCGAATTGCTTTTTCGGGCGACATTCCTTTACAATCAACTCTCATTTAGACCCTGCGCTCTTGTTAGCCGAGTCAAGTCATTTGCAATGTTGCATTGATTATCTACAGTAGCTCTTACGAACTTCTGTACCCATGCCATATCAAACACAAAGTCTTGATTTGTAGTATTTAAACCTTGCTTTTGACATTCTATAATTATTGCTTTCATAACTTTTTCTGATATTTCTTCTGACTGCCTCATTCTTGGGAAATCAATTACTTTATCCATCTCGTCTCCTGTGAAATGTCCATCCTCTTTTGCGAAGATAATTAACTTGTGATGTTATGGAACCTGTAGACCTTGCCAGTTTGGAAGAGAGTTCTGTCAAAGGCATTGTGTTATACAAGTCCTTGAGCTTCTGTTTCTCTTTGGTAGTCCATGTTCCTTTTCTAAATAACATACTCTTATTATATCAAAAATTTAAGCAAGTGTCAAGAATTATTTTTAGGAACCATAAAATTTTACTTGACTTATGGTTATAAATTGTATATAATATATGTAGGAGAAAAAATTATGGAAACAATGGATTTAGCGTATTTAATAGTTCTTTGTGCGAGTATAAATATTAGTTATCTAATAGGTAAGAGACTCGGTATAGAAGCAACAATAGATTATTTAGAGGAAGAAGATATAATCAAGTTTGACGAGTAAGTGCAAAGACGAAGCTAATAAAAAATAATTCTTGACTTCTGGTTTCACTTTTGGTATAATATGTATGAAGTAGGCAGAATAGGTCTGCTTACGATTAAGGGTCGATACCGAAAGGGTCGGCATAGTATTAACGAAAGTGATATTAGGAGAATTAAAAATGACGATTGATATTAGTAAATTTTGGCTTGGAATGAACAACGATTGGCTGTTAGCAAACACCGATACATCATATCCAAGATATAACATAGTCGAAAACGCTGAGAATGGCAACTATCGAATAGAAGTAGCAATTCCCGGCTGGAGCAAAGAAGAACTTGAGTTAGTTCAAGAAGAAAACGAACTGCTCATCAAGGGGAAAAAAGAAAGAAAACTTGGTGAAACTGAACGATTCATTCATCAAGGACTCAGTCTTAAATCTTTCGAGAGAAAGTTTATTTTAAATGCAGATTTGAAAGTAGACAGTGTCGAATTAACAGACGGCTTACTAACAATCGCTTTGTCTAGGACTCCGAACTCATCGAGGAAGGTGTTAAAAATAAATTAATATCTTCTAAAAAGGAGATAATAATGAGAACAATTCTCAAATTAAGACAAAGCATAATTAAGGATAATAGGATAGATATTCAACGGAGTGCAGAAACTTTCACTCTCATAGGAATCTTCATGGCGTGTTTATTCGCTATCAGTCCTATAGTCTAAGTATGCTATCAAGCTGAAGGAGTTATTATATGGTTATAGTAAGTTCAGAAGCTTTGGACGTAATAAAATCACGAGTCGCCTCAGAGCAAGTCTGGGGCGTTCGTGTCTTGGTAAAACCTGCAGGATGCAATGGCTGGATGTGGGAGTTAAATTACGAAGATACTCCAAGCTTAAGTGGAGATTCAATATACTACGATTGTATAGCGATTGACCCACAGACTTTATCAATGGTCGAAAAAATAGAAATAGATATGGTAAAAGAAGGATTGCAGGAGCAGTTTGTATTCAATACACCATTATCAACAGCCCAATGCGGGTGTGGAGAAAGTTTTACATTATGAAAATATCAGTAGAGGGCTTAGCCCTTATCAAAAAGTTTGAAGGCTTAGAGTTAAAAGCCTACCAATGTGCAGCAGGTGTTTGGACAATTGGATATGGTCACACTAAAGGCGTAAAGCCAGGAGACCAAATCACCAAAGCAATCGCTGATTCCCTATTATTAGAAGAATTAGAAGAATACGAAAAAGCAGTGAATGATGCTGTCACAATCTCAATAGACCAGTGCATGTTTGATGCACTCGTATCATGGACATACAATCTCGGTCCAAGCAATTTAAATTCAAGTACAATGCTCAAAGTTCTCAACTCAGGAGACTATGATAGCGTGCCTGCACAAATTAAAAGATGGAATAAAGCAGGTGGCAAAGTATTAGAAGGACTTATTCGCAGACGTGAAGCAGAAGCCCTATTATTTGAAGGAAAGAAATGGGATGAAGTTTGAAACTATAAAGGAAAAACTTATAGCCTTTTGGAATTGGTTAAAAAGTTTATTCATTACTTACTATCTTTTAAAAGTAAGTTATAATCATACTTGGGGAGATGCAGACGACCAAGAGTTTATAGTAAAGAAGTTCATTAAAAAACAAGAGAAGTTCTTATCCTTCATTACAAGAGAAGGCGAGTTAGTAGAAATACGAGGTGCAGAAGGACTTAATTATAGGATAACACAACTATGAACCAACTTTATATAGGAATTATTATAGTATTAGGGTTAGGAAGTTATTATTTATATCAACAAAACCAAGTACTTACAGCGAACAATATGGCACTTGAAAGTGCAGTTGCTACACAAGAAGAAGCAATTAAAACAATGCAGAACGATTTTGCATTACAAACACAACAACTTGGAGACTTACAGAAAAAGTCACAAGAAGCTCAGTTGGAGATGAATAGATATTTAGACATTTTCAAAAGACATAATTTAACAAAATTAGCAGCAGCAAAGCCTGGACTGTTAGAACCAAGAATAAATAAAGGAACAAAAAATGTATTTGATTCAATCGAAGAGATTAGTCGCACCATTGATAGCCTTGATGATGGCGTCGAGTTGCAGTCTAATCCCAACTAAACAGATAGAAGTAACAGCAAAACCAATGGACAGGATTATTACCCAACCTGTTCTACCAAGAGAAATAGACTTGAAAGAGCCTATGTGGTATGTTGTTAGTGATAAAAATATTGATGAGTTTCACGAAAGATTAACAAAAGAACATGGGCAAATAGTATTTGTAGCAATGTCAATACCAGATTATGAGTTGATGTCCTACAATATGCAAGAATTAAAAAGATATATTACAGAACTAAAAGAAGTAGTAGTATATTATGAAAAAGTAACAGACCCCGAAGCACTAAAAAGTGTGGAATAAATTAATACAATTTTTCAAAGACTGGCATTACTTTAGAGTAATGAATAAAGGTGCTAAGTTTTTTGACAGGAATCCAGTAGTTCAAGGACGATTTGAAGAAATAGAAGATTGGCTTGAACATTTGGAAGATAGAGTAGCAGAATTAGAAGATGGAAAAAAATGATTTTTTATGGATGCTGAAGCCTATCAGTGATAAAAGTTGGTTAATTAGAGAAGCAGGTGTTCTCGCAGATGCTAAAAGAGCAGGGGTAAATAATGTTCGCAGAACTAAAAGAGTTATTAAAAAATGATATAGTAGATATTACATTTGTATCTATGGTATCAAACAAAGAATACACGATTCCATGTACACTCATGGAGTCGCTCACAAATTCAAGAGTAAATCAATCGAGTTCAGAAAGTATCGTTTGTTTTAGACTTGACCAAGACAGATGGGAAGATATAAATCTAAACTCTATCGTGTCTTTTAAAGGCTCAGATTATTGAGCGAGGCTTCTTATGAAGCGGAGAATATTATGTTAATGGATTTAGTAGGCACAGTTACTTTGATAGTAACGATTGCAAGCTTAATTGCGGCGTCAACACCGACACCAAAGGATGATGAGTGGATGGGCAAGCTCTATAAATTCGTAGACTTATTAGCTCTTAACATCGGCAAAGCAAAGGATAAGGCAAATGGCTGATGAAAGATTCAGTGGCGATATGTCACGAAATGAAGTAGAAATAGATTTAAGTAAGTTTATGGAACTTGTCACAGAGAATAGTAATCTCAAAGCTGAAATTACTGAACTTAAGGCTAATAAAGAGCCAGACAATCCTTGGCAGCGTTGGATATTTTTATCCAATATGATTGATGCTTGGAGAATATTTCCAAGAGCTTTCTTATCAGTATATATCTTTTTACTATACTACGCTACAATGTGG